TTCAACAAATGCTTTGTAACTAACGGAGTCAGACTCATCTAAATCCTGGAAAATTGTTAAATATGTTTCGAAAAGCTCCTTCATTTCAGTTTGAATTATAGGATATGTGGTTCGGATTTCACTTAAGAGACGCGCATAGAGTGGACAGAACATATCTTCCGCGGCTGCTTTCTTGAAAACAAGTCGCATAAACTCCTTTGTAAAATCAGTTTCACCACTATCAAGAATTTGGTAGAGAAAATCACGAATTTCTGTATATGTTGAAGGACTAAATTTATTTAATTTATTAAGAATAATTGTATTTAGAATTGTATCTTCAACCCCAGCATCTGTATTTTTAAAACGACTTTGATACTTTTGATTTATAGTATGACTCACTGGAGTATCCATTGATGGCATATTCACTTGATTATTCAAAGAAGAATTACTATTCTTCCACCGATTATTCATAGGTGAGTGCACGGCTTGTGGGCGACCGCGATTTTGAGTATTTCCGGATATTCCGCGTCTCCAGTTTGGTACTGCTTCATTTTCATGAAGTAAAGGATCAATTGCTCGTATCCGGGATTGAATCTCTTCTGATACATGGGGTGCACGATGTCTCATAGTAAGAATCGCCTGAATGGTCTCATCGGTGCTCCTTGAAGAAGACATCGCTAGTGTATAACTCATTTCTTTCTTTTTAAGTAATACGCTTTGCGGAGCATTATCAAATTTAACTCCTTTCTCTTGAAAAATGGATATAAGCTCTGAAATGGGTTCAGATGAATGGTTAAAACCACTTGGATTTCAACTTGAGGAGTCACGTATTCTTTTTCTAAAAACTCTCAAAAACTTTAAAACAAACCCCGAAGCAATTCATGTAGTACAAGAACCAATACATGCCCTCAGGGAAACAGTCCTCATTACAAATGTTGAAAAAATTAATCGTCTTTTTCTTGAACTCAAGGGATTTGAAGAGAAACTCACCGAGTTTCGGACAAAGCCTGAAGAATGGGAGGCGGAGAGTATTTCACAGCTCGTCTTTACACAAGAATGGTCAAAACCTTTGAATCAGATTCCTGTACTTCTTCCTGCGCTCTCCATTTTCAAAATCTATGTAGTACCCTTTTTTGCCGTCTTAATCCCTCTTGTCGCATGGATTCTACCTTTTCTCATTCTTCGATTTGTATTCAATGTTCCAATGCCTTTTAATATATACATGACAACCTTATCATCAATGTGGCTTGGTGGAAAACTCTGGTCATCCATGAATCTTGGAGAAAGGGCACGAATTCTTTTTCAAACCTCTTGGACCGCATTTGGTCTGATTCAAGGCGTTATTCAGCCAGTTCAACAAGCATTTCATATGAAGAAAATTGATGATTCTATTCTTGAACGGGGTCAGTTCTTTCAGAAATATGCGAATAAACTTACCGAATTCTTTACAATGTATTCTGAGGTAACTGGAAAAAAGGTCGCATGTCTTCATACTGAAATCTGGCCGACAGAAGAGCCAAGACAACTTTATGCCTATATTCGCGACCATCCTACAGATATTTCCTGGATTTCTCATTCCATTGCTTCTCTTGAAATTCAATGGCGACTTGCAATTTGTCCTGAACTCTGTTTTGTAAAAGTTACGCGTACGAAACGACCTTCTTGTAAACTAGTCAACTTTTTTGACCCAAGTATACCTGTAAATAAACGAGTCACTTCTTCCTTCGTTTCCCGCGGGCACACAGTCATCACTGGACCGAATAAGGGCGGAAAATCATCGATTCTAAGGGCTCTTCTACTCAATATCTGGCTCGCACAGACATATGGAGTCGCTTTTGCACATTCTGCTACACTAAGTCCATTTTCTTGGGTTGAATCTGGTCTTCGTCTTGTTGACCAACCTGGTGAGCAGAGTTTATTTGAACGTGAACTCGCTTTTGCTTCGAAAGTTCTACGGCGCAGCCAAAGTTCTGAACCGGGTCTTCTCTTATATGATGAACTGTTTCACAGTACAAATCCTCCTGATGGTAAGAAGACTGCGCGGCGTTTCTTAGAGAATCTTTGGAAGTCTTCATCTGTACTTAGTGTAGTCAGTACGCATGTATTTGAACTTGTAGAGGAGTCTCCAAAGCATGTACAGCGTCTCTGCGTACCCGCAAGTGTTTCAGAAAATGGGATTCGTTTTTCATTTACGCTTGTACCCGGTATTTGTAAAGTGAGTAGCGTTGACGAACTTTATAAGAAATTCGGATTCCCCGCGGGTAAACTGAGCACCTTAAGTTAATATTCTTAAACAGAAATAATGGCTACCAGTGGTTTTACGGAATCGCTCACAATCGGTATCACGCTTACACTTGTATTTGGCGCCGTCTGTTTTTATCTCTATAGCCGTCTAGTTCAGAATGAAAAGCGAGTCTCATTAATTGAGAGCATCCTGCTCGATGTAAAGATGTCAATGGAGATGGTTGGACAAAACGGAGGCAGAGATCACACTGAGGATGATATGGCTGTGGAACAGGTTGAACCTGTTTCTGGACCTGAGCCTCTAAGTCAGAATGATGTAGATGAATCAGAAGAGGAGGCTTACAAGGATGTTTTACAGCAGGTAAGCAGCCAGCCTGAAATGAAGACGTTCGATCTTTCAGGTGCGAAACCTACCAAGGGTTCTGTGGCGGCGGGTGCGGTTGAGGTCACAAAGGTCACCCCGACATATGAGTCAATGACTGTAAAGGAACTAAAGGAACTTGCAAAGAAGCGTAATCTGAAGACTCCTCATGGAGCGGGACGTAAGGAGCTGACAGAGGCACTTCGCAAGACGGATGTCCCTGTACAACCTACAGTCGAGGGTGCGCTTCCTCTAGTGGAGGGTGCTCTTCTTGAGGATGAAGATGCTGAACTCACATCTTAAGGAGATATAGATGGACGCGAAGCTATTCCGCCTTCCAACGGAACCTTTTTTATACACAAGCGTTTCAGACAGTCAGTCAAAACAAGCATTCGTTCAAAGACTTACTCCTAAGGGTGTTTATGCCGTAGGACCTGTGCCTGATGCACGTTTCCCCGGTTGGGCAGCACCTATGTCAGATGCGAGTCTTCTAACCGACTATAGAACACATTGTAGTGAAAATATTCCTGTTGGACAACAGTTTTCAGTGCACCAATGGTCACAACGTAATGCTGATACAATTATTGAGCTTTCTCGCCAACGCCAAAGCATGAATACGGGCGCCCATCTAGGATTCGATAATACAGTTGTGCCTCCTCCTGCGAGAATTGTACAGTGTGACCGTGATGGATGTAGCGCAAAGATGACAAACCTACGAAATGGAATTGGTCAGGAACGTCAAGAGCACCTTCCCCCACTTTTTGGTACATTTAATACAAATGTACCGCAACAAACACAACATATGCCTGCGATTACACGTAGATTTGAGGGTGGTCGTAACTCCGCACGTGGGCGCACATTTGAGAACCTCGGCGTAAATGGTGTTGGAAGTGCCAATCTACAAGGCACATTTTTACGTGCTTAAGCAATCAATACATACTAAAACAGAATGAACAAAGGTACACTCTGTTTTGATATTGGAATTAAGAATCTAGCGTGGTGTATTACCACGGCTTCAGGTGAACAGCTTACCATTAATGGATGGGGAAACTATAATCTACTTGAGGAGCGAGCCTCTGAAGGAGCAGGGGCTAAGGCTCCTAGTTGTATTTCATGTGCAGCAAAAGCTCGTTTCAGTTCATCTGTGGGTCTATCCTGTGCACGCCATGTACCTGTATCAGCTCCTCTTATTAAGGACGCAAGTGGTGTAGTTCTTACAAAGATGCCTTCTGCGCCGCAGCTTCGTGCTCTTCTTGTTGAAAAAGGTGTGAAGCCAATGCCGAAGACGAAGGAGGCTATGATTACCGCAGTACAAGCATTTGCGTCGCTGCCTGTTGTAAAAGTGAAGGTTCCGCATGCTGCCGCAATTGATGTAGCCCAAATCCATGATGCGATGCGCAGGTTTGTTACAAAGGAGCTAGTACCCTTTTTTGGTCTACTTGGTGAAGTTCGCCTAGAGAATCAGCCTGTATTGAAGAATCCTGTAATGAAAACCGTTCAGATGCTTCTCTATGCGACGCTACGGGATGCTTATCTAAATGCGGGTCATCCTATGATTCCTTTTAAATTAGTTCATGCTGGAATGAAAGTGAAAGGAAAGGCGACAGGAACAGAAGGCTATGCTGACCGTAAAAAGGGTTCTGAGGAACGCGCAGAGGCAGCACTTCTTAAACAAACACTTGTCCGAGGCGCAGAGTGGTTGTCTTTTTTCAAAGGAAATAAGAAGCGTTCCGATCTTGCGGATGCTTTTTGTATGTGTCTTGATGCGACCCCTTCTGCGGCACCAGCTGCGGTAAAGCCCGCTTAAAAAGTCCTTTGATTTTCAAAAGAAGGAATGGCAACCATTCATGAAATGGAAGTAGTCTCTCGGCGCATGGAGGCACCCCCCGATTTAGGGTTAAGCGACGAGATCGGTAATGTAATTAATCTGAACGATATGGGCGACGATCTTGGATTAAGTATGTTAGCCAACCAAAGTAAAGTCAACTCCGGTCAAACAATTAATGTATCTATGAATCGTCCTGAGCCGCCACCTTCAATTAGTTTTTCACAGGGTGGCATGAGTGGTGGTTTACAGGAAGTAGATATTGCTCCGCTTGAACCTATGAATCTGGGGTCTGATTTTAGTGGTGGACCGCCCATTGAAATCCGTAAGGAGCAGGGAGGTGATGTAGGAGCAAATCTCTTTTCAAACTCGCAAACGGCATCTGGACCTGTTTTCTCGCTTCCTTCAAGCCGCGATCCTGAAGCGGAAAAAAAGGAGAAGGCAGAACTCATTAATAAACTCCAGCGCCTGGAGTCAAAGGGATTTCCGGTTACTCGGCATTTTACGATGGACAACAGTTTAGATGAAATCAAGCAGGAGTATCTTCGTCTTGTAGATGCGAGGAATTTAGAGGGAAGTCTCCGTTTTCAGCGTCAGATGATGATGGGTCTTGTAACGGGAATGGAGTGGATGAATAACAAGTTTGACCCCTTTGATCTGAAGCTTGAAGGTTGGTCTGAATCCGTTCACGAAAATGTGGAGGATTTTGATGAAATCTTTGAGGAACTTTATGATAAATATAAGGACCGTGGAAAGGTTGCGCCTGAGGTACGATTTGTCATGGCACTTGCGGGAAGTGGTTTCATGTGCCACATGAGCAACTCATTTTTCCGCCAGAAGATGCCGAGTATGGATGATATTCTGAAGAAGAATCCTGAACTTGCGAAGCAGATGGCGGCAGCGGCTGCGGCACAGGCGGGTCCTGGATTTGGAAATTTCATGGGGATGGCAATGGGCGTTCAACAGGGTGTTCCGCAGTCGGCTCCTCAACAGTTTGGTGGAGTTCCGCAGGTTCCTATGACGCAGCAGATGCAGCAGCAAATGCAGCAGCAGCCTATGCCTCAGGCTGGACCTTTCAATAACTCCAGCCGTGTACCGAATATGCCGCAGCCCGTTGCGTCAGTTGAGCCACCGCGTACTGCGCGTAGAGAGATGCGTGGACCGAGTGGAGTTGACGATATTATGAATACGTTTGCGGAGGTTCGTAGAGCTGAGAATAT